CCCTTACGTTATCCTCTGGACAAAAGAAATACGACTTAATATGTGGTTTATCAAGTCCAGCTTGCACAGGGAAACAAAGCACTAAGGCCGCAATGTCACGAGTGGAGGCAAGGTCTAACCCTGCAAAGCATTTTTTATTATAAAGAATATCATCATCTACTTTTAACCTTGTTTGTTCAATATAACTATTAGATATCCAAACGCTGGAGGTAGTTGTCCATACATTTAGATTCTTAGTCATAAATTGTATTTGCTTTGCGGCTCCTTCGTTCAATGCCTTTTGGAATTGGTCATCCATGTAACTGATATACGGAGTAACCCCTAAGTTAGGATTAGATTTTGTCCAATTCTTTTTATCCTGCCAATCATCTCCCTCATCCAGGCAAAAGAGCAAAGTAAAAACGCTATTATCTACTTTCCTATTTTCTAAGATGTCAACCATTACTTTACGGAACATATAGCATGGTGATTCACGGTTAAAGCCAGCAGTAGTAGTAATTAAGAGCAATGGCTGTGATCTCGAACCCATACCAGTCTCCATTACCTCTAACACATCACTTGTTTTATGTGAATGATATTCATCAATACCAGCATAGTGCGGATTCAAGCCATCAAGTGTATCTGCCTCCGATGCAACTGCCTCAAATTTGGAATTAGTGGATGGCACATTGCAATTATACTTTAACACATTGACTAACTTGTTAAATGTGCGTGAATCTGCCTTTAGTGATTTAAGCATCACCTTCGCTGTATCAAATGCTATGCGAGCTTGGTCTCTCGTAGTTGCAGCTGTGTATACCTCCGCTCCCGTTTCATTGTCACATAGGAAACAGTAAACGGCAATAGCAGCCGCTAACTCCGTTTTACCGTTCTTCCTTGCTATTTCAAGGTAAGCCTTGCGAAATCGTCTGCCTCCTTCTTTTCTCTGCCACCCAAACAGTACCTTGATGAAAAACTCCTGGAAAGGTTGGATATTAAACCTTTGCCCAGCAAATTCTCCCTTAGTATGTCGAAGGGCAGAGATAAAGCCAAAGGCCCGGTTAGCGTATGCCTCGGAGTAAGTATATTCCCAGTCTTTGTTTTTTAAATCATTCAGATGCCGTTGAACTGCCAACCTTGCGTAATTGCCTAACAATAACTTTCCCGAAACAACATCCTCAATAAATTTCATTTATCTTTTTTAGACTTTACTGTTAATCCAAAAATACTGTTTAATAAAACTGCAAAAGCCATCAATCCCCATGCCTCAACATAGTCAATGTATGGCAGATTAAAAATATTAGGTATTAACCAATTCCACATAATGTACACCGGCACCGAAATAAGTGCCAGAGCAGTGGCAGATGCAAGGATGGAGATGGCAATTTCTTTAACTTGTTCCATTATTAGTTCATTTTAAGAAGTTTTGCAATTTCATCCTCCTCATCACCACTTCCATCCTGGAAATACTCTAATGTTAGCCTTGACTTCGGATCTAAGCCTAAAGTCTTTGATAATTCAAGGAAAAGTTCAAATCCTTGCTTAAATGCAGTCCATTCGGCACTTACCTGCCTTGCACCGTTTGGATGCACCATAACTGCACCATCTTTGCTCAATATCTCGGCATTGTGCAATAAATGACCTATTGCCCGAGCTGCAATTGAAAGATAAATTTCATCAACTTGCTTTCCAGCCTTGTGAAGGTGGAGGTGTTCACGGATTCTGTTGTAGATTCTTTGCTCACCTGCGTCAAGGTTAAACATAGGCTCACCGATTTCACCGGGAGTGAATGTCTTAACTCTGGATTTCTCCAAGGTGCCCTGGAGTAGTTTTGTTTTTATGCTCTTTTGTGCCATGTTATTTTACTTTATAAAATTTTTTATTAAACCCCCCTTTTGACCTTGCGCAAGTGCGAGATAAGTTTGGGCTACCGATTATCCTGTATTTGCCTAAGTTTTTCCTCCTCCCCCGTCTTTACCGTCCTCTGCCCTCTTCCTCACCTTGTCCGCTAACCATGCCACCACCTGTGCCTTGTCCGCAGGTACATACTTGCCATCCACATCCATGTGTATGTTTACTGGTGCTATGTTGCCCTTCTCATTGACTGACTTAGTATCATGACATGACTTGCACAATGCTAATAGATTGTTTAGATTATACATTGAACCATTACGAGTGATAGGTATCATGTGATCTACGCATCCTTTGTAATCACCTGGTGTTATGTCTGTCATTATACCCAACACTATACAGCATTCACATAAGGGATTAGCACGTCTGTATGCCTTACTCATCTTATGCCATGCGTTGTTATAGCTGCCTTGCTCACCGCTTGGTGTACGCTGCATCTTAGCCTTGTGTATGGTACTCCCTATTCCCTTGCTTATGTATGGCATACTATATCCCTTTTAATATCTCCCATCGCTTCTTGTTTAGTAAGTCTATATGCAACACCTCCTTAACGTAACTCCTTCCTTCTTTAACGTTTCTTACTTTGTCAATGTTGCCATTAACTATATGGTTAACTAAATCTGCAAAATCATTAGGATTATTGTAATGCAATACACCAGGTATCATGAACTCTGGAAAGTAACTATCTGCTAAGACTGGCATACCATTTGCAATGCACTCTATGGCAAAGATATTACTTTTAGATAAGTTAAAATCATTCCTTACTAATGGATAGAATCCAAAGTCACCTTCTATACGCTGCATAAATGTAAAGTAAACAAACATAGAAGACCAATCAACATTGATAGCCTTCTTATTTAAGTCATACATCATAAACTTATTTAGACCAAAAAAGGTAACTTCTGTATCCATCTCTATCATCTGATTTATTTCAGCCTTAATAGTATGTAAATCTGCAAAGTGTGTTGATCCTCCTCTCCAAATAAATCTTGTAGGTGTGTGCCTTTCCTTGACTTCAAACATTGGTAGGTCTGTTGGATTCCAGCCATTAGGAATAACAAACATAGGTATCTTTCCCTGGCACATTGGATGGTACAAGTCATATAACTTTTTAGTAGATACTATGACAGCATCGGCAAATAAGAAAGTATCTTGTATTTGTTTCTGCACTTGTGGATTAGCAAAGTAATGATTTGCCGGATTATCCTCTGGCACCTCCAACAGATGATCATCAAAGTCTATAATTACTTTCTTTCCCATCCTTTTCGCATCTGCCATTATTCCCAGTGATGCAGTTGAGTTAGGTCGTTGTATCAATACAATGTCAGTATTGTAAATGTCATGCCACTGCGCTCTTTCCTGTTGGCAGATAACGTGTTCAAACTTCTTCTGTAAAGCTAACCTTGTAAATGGGCCAAGTGACCGGTAATAATCAGTAGCTTGACTTTTAGATGATGTAAATGTGGTTAACTTCATTTCTTGTAGCTGTCTAAAACGTGTTCAATCGTTTTTTCAAGAGATACTCGCTTTCTTGTCTTATACGATATATCAATCTGAATTTTTAGTAGTTTTTCGTGAATATCATCACTTAATAAAACACCTTTCTTTTTAGCCAACATAATTTTTTCCATATTTATTATTTTTTATGTTGCAAATATATAATAAATATATAACTTTGCAAAAAATAAATTTTTATGATAAAATTAATCGTTTCGGGAAGAGTAGGACAAGACGCTGAATTAAAAAGCGTTGGTGATACTACTGTATGTTCATTTAGTGTTGCTCACACTGAGAAAGTTTACGGCCCTAACCCATCAGAGAAAACAATCTGGGTAGGTTGTAATATCTGGGGAGAAAGAGGAGAAAAGCTAAAGCCATTCATTACCAAAGGCACTTACATAGTAGTAGAAGGTAGTGGTGGAGTAAATGCTTATTTACAAAAGAATGGAGAGCCAGCTGCTGTTATTAATTGCCGCGTGACTTCCCTTGAGTTTGGTGGAAAGCCTACCGCAGAACCTACACCATTAACCACCATGCCTCCAGTTGGCAAGGTTGACATGGATGGTGATTTACCATTTTAATAAAACATTAAACAAATCAGTATGAAAAAAAACACTTTTGAATGGGAGATAATAACTCCCATCACACCAACTAAAACAAAAATTAAAGGCTATTTGCTTTTATTTATGATTGTTTCCTCCGTGTTCATATCCCTTGTTGGACAAGGCTACAAAGCTACCAAGATATCAGCTCCTAATCCTGCAAAGGAATATCCGCAAGATAACTGGGAGACTATTGATATGAATAATCTACCAGGTAAACAGATAAAGAATTTAGATACAGAGGAGTTAAGAGTATTTTTAGAAGAACAAGGCTTTAGGAGATTACAAAATAAAAGTCTGGTGGAGTTAAGACGAATTTGGTTAGGATTTATGTATGAAGATTTCTTTTACACAATGCACAAGAAAACAGATCTTCCTATTTCCGTTATCTATGCTTTTTTCATCATTGAGGCTACCAATGCCGGCATAGAAAGTAAGTTGATGGCAAAGGCACTTAATCCTGGTGGAATAAAATACAGAGGCACAGGTAAGAAAATTAACGCAATGGATGATTGTTATAAGAATGGCAAGAAGATACCTTGCGCCTTCCAGGCTTTCTCCTCCTACAATGCCATGGTGCAAGGATGGGCAGATGTTTTAAACTTACCAAGGTATAAAAATTGCAAAAGATTTGTGTTTAGTAAATACAACAGAGGCATGAGCGCAAAGGAAATAGTAGATGCTACTTGTAAATGTTTTTATAAGTCTGGCTATCACACAAGTAATTTATGGAAAGTAAGATCTAATTTATCAACAGAATACTGGACAGTTAAAGCCAGTTTTCCCGAAATGGAATATTAAAATGATAGATAATAAATTCTTTTTTGACAAATCAGTAGAACTTGGCTTTACAACGCGTGACTATGAATCACTTGTAAATCTGCACATTAATGGTGCAAGGACATTGCAGATAATAGGCTGTACATCTGTGTTTGAATTTGGTAGTGGATTAGGTTTCTTTTTATCTGCCTGTCAAAGGATCGGTTTATATAATTATGTTGGCTATGATATTAATCCTTATGAAAGAGACTTTGCTATAAGTAAAGGTATTGAGCCATCAAAATATACTTTAGCAACAGATAAGTTTAAATTATCTGGCAAGTATGATGCTATTTATTCTACTGAAGTATTTGAACACATGACAGATGCAGAATTAAAGAAAGTGATGCCAATTCTTTACAAAGCCTGTAACAAATATTTTTATTTTACCTCTACTCCTTTTACCTCTACTATTCCAGAATGGGACATTGAATGGGGACACATTAATATTAAGCAAAAAGACGAATGGATAGCATTGTTTAAAAAGCATGGCTTTGACTATTTACAAGATGCTACTGATGTATGTTCGTGGGGATTGTTATTTAAAAAGAATGAGAATCATGCAAAAGGTAAGTAAAAAGAGATATACTCCAGAAGAAATAGAGTACATAAAAAATAACTTTCCTTATAAGCCTACCAAGGAATTAAAAGAAGTTTTAAATCACTCTGTAAGTTCTATTTCTGTTGTAGCTCACAAACTTGGTTTAATTAAAAATAGAGCATACATAACAGCGCATTACAGAAAAATATCTTTAAGAGCATGGACAAAAGATCGGGAGAGAATAAATTGTTTTAAAAAAGGCAGCACACCCTGGAACAAAGGAAAGAAGTTATCTCCCGAACACAGAGCAAAATTGGTAACGACATTTGTAAAAGGTAATAAACCTCACAATCAAAAACCAATAGGTACATTGAGATGCAATTATGGATACAATGAGATTAAATACACTAATCATAAATGGATGGCTGTTTCTCGTTACAATTGGGAACAAGTCCATGGCCCAGTGCCCAAAGGCATGGTAGTGTTTAAAATGGATGGTGATAGGTTAAATGATGACATCAACAACCTCTGCCTTGTTTCCAGGAAGGACTTGGCTGTGTTAAATCGTAACCATGCTAAATTGCCACAGGAATTAAAAGAAGTGCAAATCTTGATTAACCAGATTAAAGAGAAAGTAAAATGAGTGATGAACTATTGGATGAATTTAGCCTATGGATTGCTAAAGAAGAATATTTCCTAAGTTATATTAAGGGAACATGGATGAAGGATTTATACAACAAACCTTTGCAGATGTCAGAATTATATAAAGTATTTTTAAAAAGTAAACAAAAACCAAAATGAGAATTACCAAAGATGAAGCTCGTATATTAGGTAGAGCATTACATGAATATAAGTACAATGTAGTAAATGAAATTAAAGAGTTAAAAGAGTTAGGTGTATTTAATAAATTACACGATTTACAGTATAAATTAGAAGTGTTTGGCGATGATAAACGCAGAAACGGCAGGATGACAATGGATACTTTAATTGACTGTTTTAAAAGATTTGTAAACCAAAATAAATAGTAATCAGATGAAAAACAAAATCAGCGACCTCCGCAACCACCTCTTCGTTGTTCTTGAAGAACTAAGCGATCCCGACTCCCACTATGACCTTGAAAAAGCAAAGGTCATTGCCAATGTTGCCCAGACTATTATCAACTCTGCCTCTGTTGAGAATCAGTATTTAAAGATAGTCGGAGGTAGCCAGGGCAGTGGATTCATTGAGGAGGGGAGAATGGAAAATATTAAAAGTATTGGTGAAAAGAATTAAAAATAGTTTATCTTTGTATTGTTCTTTTGAATGGTGTGGAAGTCACTCAAAAGAAAATGGAACAAGTCCTACATTGTTTCACGTATGCCCAGCGTCTTCCACCGTTGGGCATTTTTTTTATACCTTATGAATAAAGTAGATAATAAAACAAAAAGGTATTTTACACAAATACCAAACGACTTGATAAGAAATTCAAGTATTTCAGACAGAGCAAGATTTTTATATTGTTATATGTCTTCAATGTCAGAAAATTGGGAATTTTATCAAGGTAAAATGGCTAAAGATTTAGGCTATTCAAAAGACACATTAAGGAAATATCTGGATGAATTAATATCAACAGGTTATTTAAAAAGAACTCAAAGAAGAGGTGAAAAAGGCAGATTTGATAGTTATAATTATGTAATAGATTTTATACCAAACAATGAATCTACCGTATCGGAAAAAACCCGACACGGTGAAATACCGACATGGGAAAATTCTACATTTAAGAATAAAAACTACAAAGAAGAACAAATTAATAAGAATAAAAACTTTAAAGAAGGTTGTGAATTTGAAAATTCACCGCCTTTTGAAACAGAAATTAAAAATCCTTTCTCTCGCCAATCTTACCATGATGCTCTGAACACTGACCCAGACCCAAAAGAAAGTTGCGTTAAAGAAAAGGTACAGCGCGAGCCTTCCGAGACCTACCTCTGTTTCTCCGCGTTTGCCTCTACCTATGAACGATTGGCAGGTGTTACCTATCCCTCTGACAATGGCAATTACATCATGACTGCTAAAGATGGTGCAAACTGTAAAAAGTTAGTAACATGGCTAAAGAAGGTAAGTGCCAGTGAACAGGCTCCAGAGGAAATGGTAACAATGTTTACAACGGCAGCATGGCAGATAAGCGATAAGTGGCTGAAGGCTAATTTTACTATTAGCAATATCTACTC